CACGGGGATCATCTACGGGTACTGGCTCGAGGGCATCGGCTCGCGGAACTTCCCCAAGACCCGCTTCCGGGGCTACCGGATGTGGCGGGACGCCACCCAGCAGATCCAGGCCGAGGCTGAGAAGATCGCTGAGCCGCACATCGAGCGCGCCGTGACGAGGCTGAACAAGTGAGCACCCAGAACAGCCTCCCCCGTCAGCTCATCGCTGCCGTGGCGTCCGACGCCCAGCAGACGGGCTGGTTCCAGTCGGTGGACACGGCGGAGCCGAAGAGTGCGCCGTCCACCGACGGCCATTTCGCTACCTGGGTGATGAAGCTCAGCCCGTCCAACAGCACCTCGGATCTCGTGTCGACCGCGGTCCGCTTCGAGCTGGCCGGCTGCATCTACGTCAACATGCTCCGCGAGCCGCAGGGGGACATCGACGGCGACATCATGGCGGCCGGCTGGGACCTGATCGCGCGCTACTCGGCCGGCTTCACGCTGGGCGGGCTGGTCCGGGAGGTGGACCTTCTCGGCGAAGAGGGGGAGCCGCTCTCGATCCAGTTCGGTTACGTGACGATCGACAAGCGGATCTATCGGATCGCCGCGCTGACTATTCCGCTCATCGTCGACTATGCCTTCGATCAGGGAGCCTGAGCATGACCAAACAGACCGGCCTCGGCGATCGGCTGGCGATCGACGGATTCGACGTGTCCGGCTCGATCGGCAGCCTCGGCAATATCCACGGCGGGCCGGCCGTTCTGGCGGTCACCGACATCACGCAGAGCGGCATCGCCCGGCTGGGTGGCGAGCGGGACGGCGGGATCGAGTTCGCCTCGTGGATGGAAGACACCGCGGTCACGGGTGGCCACGTCGTGCTGTCCGCACTGCCGACCGGTGACCGCATCGTCACCTACTCGCGCGGCACGGCATTCGGCGCCTTCTCGGCCAACTTAATCGCTCGGCAGATCAACTACGACCAGAACCGCGGCAATGACGGATCCCTCACTCAGTCCGTGTCGACGCAGGCCGACGGCTTCGGGCTGGAGTGGTGCGACCTGCTCACGCCATGGCCGCGCACCGACACCACGGCCACCAACGGCGCATCGCAGGACTTCGGCGCGGTCAGCACCCTGTTCGGTGCGCAGGCCTACCTTCAGGTTTTCTCGGTGACCGGCACCAGCGTCACGGTGAAGCTTCAGGACTCCGCGGACAACTCGACGTTCGCCGACATCGCCGGCGCTGCTTTCACCGCGGCCACCGCGCGCGGCGCCCAGCGCCTTCAGCTGGCCAGCAACGCGACCATCCGGCGCTATGTCCGGGTGGTCACAACGGGCACCTTCAGCAACGCCTCGTTCGTGTGCGCGTTCAACCGCAACCTGACGGCGGTGTCCTTCTGATGCCCGGCCAGCCGTTCCGCATCGAGCCACTGCACCCGGTGCAGACCTACAAGACCTATGGGCTATTCGCCCCGGTCGAGACGCACTCCCGGCCCGCCACGTGCGAAGAGGTGGACTGCCCGGCGTGGAAGAACGGGTGGACCACGCGACTGCCGGTCAACTCACCGATGGTGCAGTGGATCGAGGCGAAGGACCACGGCCGGCACTACATCGAGACGACCGCACTCGGGACCGGCGAGCGTGAGTTCATGTTCCCGGCCGGCCAGGCGTGCTTTGCGGCCAGTAAGCACGTCAAGCCGCTCGAGCGGGAGCCGTTCTACACCGTCCGGGGCGGGGACTGGCGAGGCAGCACCACGGAGACACGGACGCATACGCGCGCGGAGCACTGGGTCGAGGACTTCGCCTTGAACCAGCAGAAGATCAAAGAGACCCACGAGAAGGGCACGATCGATGGCTAAGAGGACAGGTCTGGCGATCACCACGCTGAGCGTGGACGACTCCGGCGGCACGCCGCGGGACGTGCGCAACGGGCTGGGTAGCTTCCAGTTCGCCACCCCACGCGCGGTGCAGGACGTGACTGGTACGGACAAGAGCGCGATCGAGCGCCTGCTCCTGCTGGCCGACTTCTCGACCACGCTGAACGGGTTCGTGGACGACACGGCCAGCAGCGGTGTACACGCCGTCTTCAAGACGGTGCCGTCCAGCAGCGTGGCCAGGACGACCACGATCACCATCGCGGGCTTCACGCTGGCGCCCGAGGTGCTGTACACGGACTACTCGTGGAACCGCGGCAACGACGGCGGCATCACGGTGACGATCCCCGGCGTGCTGGCGGACGGCACCGTTCCGACCTGGGCGTAATGTCCGACCTGCGGAGAGGCAGTCATGGGATTCCGGCTCGATAGAACGTACGTCCTGCGGTTCGAGGGCGCGATGGAGGGTGCGTACGTCAAGCTGCGCGCCACTCCGGTCGGCGTGGCGCTGGAGCTGCGCGGGGGCGAGGGGGCCTCACTCAGTATCCAGCGCGGCGCCGAACTGCTGGCCGAGTATGTGATCGAGTGGAATCTTGACGGGGCCGACGATCAGCCGCTCCCGATCACGGTGGACGCGATCCTCGGCAACCTCGAGGAGGTGCTGATCGCGAAGCTGATCGTGGAGTGGTATCGAGCGGCCGTCGGTGTCACCGCCCCTTTAGATCCACCGCTGGAAGAGATCCCCATGGAGATCCCGACCGACTGACCGCGTACGAGGCCACCTGGGTGCTGGACATGTGCAAACAGTTCCATTGCCTGCCCAGTGCCCTGCTGGCCGAGGACACCGAACTACTGCGCATGCTCAGGCTCGCTGACCAGGAAGGGGAGTAGTCGTGGCGAACGAGATCACTATCAAGATTAAGTCTCTCGATGAGACCGACTACGGTCCCGCCCTGGAGAAGGCCAGGAAGTTCAGCGAGGAAGTCCACAAGGCGCTGAACGAGTCGGCCAAGATCGACGTCAAGGTTGACACGGCCGAGGCCGAAGAGAAGATCAAGCACATCGAGGAAGAGCTCGCCAGGCTGAACGGCGATGACGCCACGATCAAAGTCAAAGTCAAAGAGGAAGATGTCAAGGCGACCGAAGACAAGATCAAGAAGAAGATGGACGACAGCGGCTCCAGTTCCGGCAAGGGCTGGGCTTCGAGGTTCACTAAGGCGCTCCAGAGTTTCGACTTCAAGCCCGGTCTGCTCCCGGTCGGCCTGGCCGTCGGGGCGGCATTCCTTCCGCTGATCGGTGCTTCGATTGCCGGCGCGGTAGTCGGCAGCGTCGGGCTCGGCGGCATCGTCGGCGGCGTGGTCATCGCGGCGCATGACCCGCGGGTCAAGAGCGCGTTCAAGGAGATGAAGACCGACCTCGGCCAGTCCCTGAAGTTGGACGCCGCACCGTTCGTGCCCGTGGTCATCAGCGCCCTGCACCAGATCAAGACCGAGGTACATCAGCTCAACCTCGGCCAGATCTTCGCCGACCTCGCGCCGCAGGTTCAGCCCGTGCTGTCCGGCATCCTCGATCTGGTGGGTAGCCTCGGCGACGCTATCCGCAACATCGTGGCCAAGAGCGGTCCGGTCATGCAGGAGCTTGGCACCGACTTCCGCAACCTCGGGCGCACCCTGGATTCGGCGCTCAGCTCGCTGGCCGACAACAGCAAGAACGAGGCCTTGGCGCTTCACGACCTGTTCGCGCTGATCGACGGTTCGATAGCCACGGTATTCGCGCTGGTGGACGCGTTCACGGCCGTCTACGGAGCCTTCCACAAGCTCTACGAGTTGAGCCCGGAGGGCATCTACTCGAAAATCCAGGACGGCACGCAGGGCGTCACTGGAGCAGTGCAGGACACGATCGCCGCAGCTCAAGAGCAGATCGACACGAACCACGGGCTCGCCCACTCGTGGACGAACGCGGCCGATGCCGCGGACCAGCAGACTAAGGCGATCAAGGGCGTGGCCGACGCGCTGAAGGCTGCCACCGATCCGGCGTTCGCGTTCATCGACGCTCAGAAGCAGGTGAACGACGCGCAGAGCGCGTACGACAAGGCGGTCAAGTCGAGCGGCAAGAACTCGGCTGCGGCCAGGAACGCGCAGATCGACCTTGAGAAAGCCATGATCAATTACGTCAGCGCGGCATCCGGTGCCCGCTCCGGCACCGATCATCTGACCAGCGCACAGAAGGCGATGTTGCGCTCGGCCGGCTTCTCGTCCAGCGCGATCAAGGATCTTGACAAGCACCTGAAGGACGCCTACAACTCCGCCAAGAAGATCGACGGATTCGATGTCACCCTGTCCGTGGAGTATCAGCGCACCTATACCACGTACGGCAAGCCGTTCTCGGTCGAACTGCCGCCGACGCAGGTCTTCCACGGCCTGGCGTCCGGCGGCATCTCCGGTGCGGCCAACGGTGCCACCAGCTCCGGACTGACGTGGGTCGGCGAGAACGGGCCGGAACTGCTGAAGCTGCCGGCCGGTACCGCGGTCCGCAGTCACGGGGACTCGATGCGCATGGCCGGCGGCTCCGGCGGCGGAGGTGACGGATCGATGATCACCGTTCCGCTCGTGATCGACGGCCGTACGCTGGCCACCGTGATCATCGACCCGATTCGGCGCAAGGTGTGGCAGGACCACGGCGGTAACGTTCAGGCTGCGCTGGGGCGTGGCTGATGGCCTTCCCGCAGACCATTCTGCCGATCAAGACTGAGCTCCTGCTGGCCGGCACGTGGACGGACATCTCCACCTATACCCGCGGGGACGGCACGGGCGCGCTGACCGTCACCCGTGGCTACTCCGGCGAGCAGTCGAACCAGAGTCCCGGCTCCTGCGCGTTCACGCTGGACAACACGGACAATCGGTTTAACAACCGTAATCCGCTCAGCCCGTACTACCGGCAGCTGCCGCGTAACGTCCAGTTCCGGGCCTCGATCGACACCGGCATCGTCTCGGCGCGCTACATCGACATGGCCTCGGCCAGGGCGTACGACGGGTCAACCATCTGGACGGCGGACAAAGCCTCGCTCGATGTGGTCGGAGATCTCGAGCTGGTGGCCGACGTGGAAGCGGAGGACTGGCGAGGGCGCCGCGGGCAGCTGCTCATCGCGAAGTACGTCCGCGCCGGCAATCAGCGCTCCTTCGCGCTGTCGGTCGATCCGGACGGCTATCCGACGCTGATCTGGACGGTGGACGGCACCACGGCCACCCTCGGCGTGGCGCGCTGCCCCAACCCGATCAGTCCGTCCGGCCGGATTGCTCTGCGCGCACAGCTTCAGGTGAACAACGGCGCCGGGGGCTGGACGACTACGTTCGCCACCGCGGCCACCGCAACCAGCAGTTTCACGACGCTCGGCACGGTCAGCAACTCCGGCACCACGTCCATCTTCTCCAGCAGCGCCCGGCTGGAGATCGGCACCGTGGACAACGGGGCCGGCTGGAGCGCCGGCCTCGGCGGCGGGGTGGGCGATGCCGATCCGTTCGTCGGGCGCTACTACCGGGCGATCGTGCGCAATGGCATCGGCGGTACCACCGTGGCCGACATGAACGCCACCGCCCAGACCGCGGGCACCACGTCATGGTCGGATGGCCTGGCCGCACCGAACACGTGGACCGTGACCGGCTCGAGCTATCTGACCTCAGCCGACTACCGCTTCTGGGGCGAGGTGCCCTCGCTGCCGCGCCGGGCGGATACCTCGGTCACCGATGTCTACGTGCCGACGCGCGCGGCGGACGTGCTGCAACGACTCACCTCGGGTAGCGGAAACAAGCCGCTCGAGAGTCCCGTCAAGCGCAACCTGAAGCAGTTCGCGTGGGACGGCTACTGGCCGTGTGAGGACATGAGCACGGCGACCACCGCGGCGGCGTACTACGGCCAGAACGCGATCATCAACAATTGCCAGTTCGCCGCGGGCAACCCGTCCGGCTTCCTCGGATCCGCCGGATCGCTGATCGCCTCCGATGACACGGCCACCGCGGTCGGGCACTGCGCGAAATCGACCGGTACGCCCTCGCAGACCACCGACCTGCTCTACTTCCAGTTCAGCACGGCCCCGCCCAGCGCCACCTACATCCCGTTCATCCGTTTCTACCACCCCGGCGGCACCGGGTACGTGGTCACACTGTCGGCCAACAACGTGAACTATCTCGTGGAGATCCGGGACTCGTTCGGAGCGTCACTGGTCAGCGTGGCCACGGTTTATACCGTCGGGCAGGGGCCGACCACGTGGACGGCCATGCGCATGAAGCTGTCCAACGTCTCCACGACGATCACGTGGGAGTTCGCGTGGTATCCGGTGAACGCGCCCAGTCCGTTGGGCACGTCCGGCACCTACACCGGAGTGATGGGCCGGCCGGACTCGTGGAGCTGGCCGGCGTGGACGGGCAAGTCGGGCGCCCAGATTGCGCACGTCAGCATGGGCCGGCTTGATCCGGGCATCACCTCCTCCGACTTCACCGGATCCACCAACGCCTACGTGAACGAGACGTGGGACGTACGCGCGCGCCGGCTGGCCGACGAGGAGGGCATCCCGCTGTTCCTGCGCGGGGTCCGGTCCCGGGACGGATCGAACACGCTGCTCAAGGCGATGGGGCCGCAGAGCGAGAGCGCGATCGTCCCGTTGTTGCAGGAGTGCGCCGAGGTGGCCGGCGGTCAGCTCTATGCGCCGAGAGACAAGTTCGGGTTAACCATCGCCTCATGGGAGATCATGGCGAACCGGACGGACGGCTCACAGCTGAAGCTGGACTACGCCGCCGCTCAGCTGTCCGGCAGTGTCGAGCCGGAGCCCGATGACTTCCTGGTGGAGAACGATGTCACCTTGACCACCGCGGTCGGCAACTCCTATCGGTACGTCAAGACGGCCGGCTCCCTGAACGCCAACCAGCCCGGCGGCACCGATCCCGATGCGGTCGGCACCTATGACGTGGTGGCCTCATCGCCGTCCTATACCCCCGACGATCTAGCCGCACTGACACAGCGGCGCGTGTTGTTCGGCACCTGGGACGAGGACCGGTACCCGGCCGTTCAGGCGGAACTCACCCGGGCACCGTTCACGGCCAGCGCCGCCCTGACCGCGGCCGTGCGGGCAACCGACATCACCCGACCGCTGTCGATCGTCAACCCCGGCGCGTGGCTGGCCGCGGACCAAATCAACCTGATGATCTCCGGATACACCGAGACGCTCGGCCAGAAGCAACACACGTTCCAGTTCAACACTCGGCCGTATGGCCCATGGGTCACCGGTATCTGGGGCAGCTCGAGCTTCGTCACCCCCTCGCTCTGGGCACCGGAGTCCAGCACGCTGAGCACCGGATACGCGGCCGGGGCGACCTCGATCGTCATCAGTACGCCGGACGTCTATGAGGTCTGGGCGTACGCGTCCAACTTCAACCTCTGGGTGGCCGGCGAGGTGATGACCGTGACCGCGATCAGCGCCCGATCCGGAACCGGGCCGTACACCTACACGTTGACCGTGACGCGCGCCGTGAACAGCATCAGCAAGGCTCAGCTGGCCAATGAGCCGATCTACCTAGTCAACGCAGGAAGGTGGGCCTAGATGGCTCTGGCCGTAGGTAATCAAACCTACCTGTCCGATCTGCCGAAGATGCTGATCGCCTGGCACTCTCGAGACTCCGGCGCCGGCTCAATCTCCGGCGTGTCGACCGTGGAGACCGGCTGGATCAGGATCGACAACATCGTGATCCGCAACGGGTATCACTACCTCTTCCTGATGCCCGAGGTGAACGTGACCACCACGGTGAAGACGGACACGGTGGGCACGGTGAAGATGCGCTACAACCTCGCCGGCACAGCCACCACGAGTAGCACGGCGTTCACGTACGGCGGGTTCTTCCGCAAGGCTCAAGGCGTGGACACGTCGAACACGGACGTGGAGACCGGAACCGCGGTCTACCACGCCAGCGCGGACGGCACCATGAGCGTGATCGTGACACTGATTCGGGCCGCAGGTACCGGTACCGTGGGGCTGTTCGCCTCTACCGCGAACACGAGTCCCTTGTTCGTGTACGAGATGGGGATCGCTCCGGCCGTATCGGGGGTTGACCTGTGACAACGTTCGGATGGGACATGTCCCACTTCGATGCTCCGTCGATCGGCAACGCGATCAGCGAGGGCATCCAGTTCGTCACGCACAAGGCCGGCGGGGACGCGAGCGACGCCGAGATCGCCGCGTGGTGGCAGGGGGTCAGGGATCACCGGGACCGGCTGCTCCTCGGCGCGTACTGGGTGCTGTCCCCCGGCAACGCGACCGCCAAGGCCGACGCTTTCCTGAGCCGGCTCGACGCCACCTGTCCCGGCTGGCGTGACGGCCCGTTCCTGCTCCAGCTCGATGCCGAAGAGTGGAATCAGGATCCGGCGACCAAGCCCAGCGTCTCCGACTGCAATGCGTTCTGCGACCGGCTGGCCGGGCGCGCCTCGAAGCTGATCCCGGTCGGCTACCTCCCGCCGTGGGCGTACGGCAACAGCGTGGCCGCGTTCCGGTATCCACTCTGGGCCAGCCGGTACGTCCGGGGGTCCGGCGGATTCAGGGCGTTGTACCCGGGTGACAACTCCTCTCTCTGGGATACGTATGGGGGTAAAGCCCCGGCGATCCTGCAATACACCAGCTCAGCCACCATCGGCGGACAGACGACCTGTGACGCCAACGCGTACCGCGGCACCATCGACGAACTGACCGCACTAGTAGCACCAGGATGGATCGACATGGCAGTACAGCTCAACTCCGACGACATCAACGCCGTGGCTGCGGCGACCGTGGCCGCGCTGACTAAACCGACCCCGCTCACCGGAGCCGACGGCCAGCCGGACGGCACTTCGGCGAGCCCGGTCGGCCGGGCCGTCTGGGGCCAGGGTCTGCCGCCCCGCACGGGCGCTCCGCGCGTGGTGGCGTGGCAGGCGTTGGGGCAGGTCGGAGACGCTCTGGCCGCACTGTCCAGCGCACCATCCACTACCGACCCGGCTGCCGTAGCATCGGAGCTGATCAAGGCCGGCATCGGTCTGGACGTTGCTCGAGCGTTGGTCGCCCAGCTTTCGCCCGGGACCGTCTGAAACATCCCTACTACCCGTCGGGGCGGACGGAAGGCGGATCATGAGTGAAGCTACGGCCAGGACTGCGCCGGGTACTTCTCGATACGGCGTCATGGGTCGGGGGGTGGATCTTGATCTTCAAGCAGGCCGGCATCCTGTTCGCCCCGCCGTCCCAGGTGAACGAAACGTTGGTGTGGATGGCCGCGGCTCTGATCGGCGTGCCCGGCCTGACACAGTTGGGCGCCGTGTTGCTCGGACGCACGTCTATGGACGGGTCTGGGCCGGCGTCTCCGGCGCCTCCCTCATCGCCGTTGCCGTCTGGCGCATCCGCCACGGGGGATGATGCATGACGACTCCGCACCTACCTCGAGGCTTCCCGGGCTTCTACTCGTGGATGACGCTGGTCATCGCCAACGTCATCAGCTTGACGCTGGGCATGGTCGTCACGTTCACGCTGGCCGACCGGCAGATCGAAAGTGAGCGGGCTGCCCGGGTACGCGCGGCGGCTTCAGCAGCCCAGACGGCAGAGCTGAACAGGCAGGCTACATGCGCGCTGGTGGCCGCGCAGGATGAAGTTTACCGAGAGACGCCACCGCCGTCGAAGACCGGCCAGAACGCGGCCAAGGCGTGGCATGATCTGTCCATCCAGTTCCACTGCCAGGAGAGGTAAGAGAGATGACCAGCAGTAACCCCAAGTACGCCGGCCCGAACTCGGACGGCAGCAAGTCCCTCGCGTCGGAAAGCAGGTTCGGCCTCGTCGTCCAGTTCCTGCTGACCGCAGGCGCGACCGGCCTGCTGTCGGCGCTGACCGGCCTGGACACCTCGCACTGGTCCGGCTACCTCGGCATGGTCGGCGTCTCGGCCGTCTCGCTCGTGGTCGGCCTGCTCAGCGCATGGGTCAAGAAGAACCGATGACCACTCGCAAGCTGGGCAAACTCCCGGCGCAACCGGCCCGGCCGCAACTGCGCTTCTCGCGTGTGCTGGCCGCGCTGCCTGCCCCGCCCTCGAGCAAGGACTACTACTCCCAGGTGGCCGACTGGCCGATGTACGGCAACGACCGGTACGGGGACTGCGTGGAGGCCGGCACCGGTCACCACGTGGAGCAGATCACCCGGTACGGCCAGGGTGCCACGGTCAAGGTCACCGACCAGCAGGTGCTCGACATGTACTCCGCGGTGACCGGCTTCAATCCGGCCGATCCGAACACCGATCAGGGGACGCTCGTTCAGGACGCGCTCGCGTGGTGGCGCAAGGGTCAAGGACTGGCCGGCCACGCGATCGTGGCGTACGCCTCGCTGGATGTGGCCAACGGCACCGAGGTCAAGCAGGCGATCGCCACGTTCGGGGCGGTCGGGGTCGGCTTCAACTTCCCGGCCTACGCCATGACCCAGTTCGACGCCGGCAAGCCGTGGGACGTCCAGAAGGCCGACGCGGCGATCGAGGGCGGCCACTACGTGATCGTAGTCGGGTACGACTCGACCTACTTCTACGTGATCACGTGGGGCAAGCTCCAGAAGATGACGCCGGCGTTCTTCCGCAAGTACGTGGACGAGGCATGGGTGGTCATCGACGACGAGATGGTCTCGCCCCTCTCGGAGTACGGGCTCGACCTGCACACGTTCGGAGAGGAGTTCGCATCCCTCACGGGGCAGGCGAACCCGTTTCCCGGGAGTAACCCCACCCCACCGCCCGGGCCTGCTGTCACGGCTGCTCAGGTGGCTACTGCGGTTCGTGCGGCACTGACCGGTCTGGATCTCTGACCGGTAGATAGACGGAAGCCCCGCCGCGGCCTCTCCCGGCGGGGCTTCCTCATGTCCGACTACTTCCCGATGACGACGATCATCGGCGACGGGCGACCACAGTAGCAGTCGCGCATCGGCCAACCGCAGTTACGGCAGAGCGTGTCCCCCTTCATGTCTCACCCCCTCAGATCAGCTTTGTGTTGACCTTGCCGCTTCCACCGCACGCGGGACACTTCTGCTGCTCCCACTTGCCCGGCTTGACCTCCTTCATCACGACCCCCTGGCCGTGACAGTGCTGGCAGGCGACCACCGGCATAGTTTGACCCCCACTCCTTCTAGCGGACGGCGCGTGCCGCCACGATGGCCCAGAACTTCTCGGCGGTCACGGTGTTGATGTCCACGGTTCCGTGATCACGCTGGATGTCGTCGACGATGCCCTTGACGTCGAAGTCGGGAGCGTCGCTCGCGAGCACCAGCTTCACCTGATCCCGCATGTCCTGGTCCGTCATGGTGACTGCCTCTCTCAATCGGTGTGCCCTCAGTCTAGCATCACCAGTTCACTTGTCAACCTCTACAGCCGGAGCAGTGCAGCCCGGTGCAGCTGTTGCGCCAGTGCAGCGAGAGGTAGGCGCCGGCCGCGGCTAGAGCGAAGATCACGGCCAGCAGCTCGAGCACCCGCCGACTCTCCCAGATGAGCCACCCCCAGACGGCAGCCGTCAGGAGCGCTCCGCCGATCACAGCACCGATCCGGGCGCGCCGGCTCCGCCGGACCTGCTCCACGCTCTTCAGCCGGACGTAGGGCACCTCGAGCACGCCCGGCGTACGTTCCCGGGCGAAACGCAGGAGCGGCACGATCTCGCCGCGCTTCTCCATCCGGGCCACCTCGGCCCGCACCCGGTGATAGCTACCGCTGATCGTCTCGTACCCGACCGCGGCCGGATAGAGCTCGCGGAGCCGGGCAAGGTGGGCGGGGATGGGCTGTAGTTCACGCGATGGCATAGCGCCTCTCTCTGCGATCATTGGGTGTCATGCCGCCCCACACTCCGCCCCAGGAGCCCCGGGGCCGCTCGTTGGTCAGCACGTAGACGGCGCACTCGTCCCGGATCGGGCAACGCTCGTCACAGATCCGCTTGGCTTTCGGCCGGGCCTCATGCATCCTGACCCGCTCGTCGGCCGGAGCACCGTTCTCCGGCTCCAGTGACGCATCATGGAAGATCGCCCGATACTCCGGCAGGGCGCACGCCCCGCGGCTCATGTCCGGCATCGTGATGCTGTAGGCGAGCGGCGCCCGGTACTTGTTCTTGCTCTCGGTCGGGCGGAGCCTGCTGCGCTGCCGGTCGTACTCCGCTCTGCCGGCGAACAGGTGCCGGGCGTGCGGACAGGTGCACTTATAGTCGCTGCCCCGGCTCCGCCCTCTGGCCGCGTTCAGCGTGTTGTGGTTGTCCGACCGGCACTCGGCCAGGATGAGCCACGGGCCACCGCCGGGCAGACCATACGAACGGTGCATGATCACAGCCATCCTTTCTGATAGGCGATCCCCAGCGCGATCAGCCAGAGGATCAGGTGCGCCGGCCGCAGGTTGAACGACCAGCCGATCGCCGCGCGCTGGGCGGCCTGCCGCTTGGCCGACTTCAGCGGGATGCGCCTCGGGTTCCACAAGTTCTTCTGGTGGTTGTAGACCGGCCAGAGCA